CGGTCAAGCCACACTGGGTTACGCTAGCGGTGTCCAGCAGGCTCAGGCTCAGGCCAAGTATCAGAATCAGGTCTACTCTCAGGTCGGCAAGATCGCTCAGCAGAACTACTTCCACACGATCGATCAGATCAACGTGAAGAACCAGCAGGACTTCGCTGCTGCGTCCGATCAGTTCCAAGCCAAGAGCGTTGACACTCTGCGCCAGCAGTCCAACGCCAACGCCGTCCTGTCGGAACGGGGTGTCGGCGGAAACTCCGTGCAGGCACTACTGGATGACTTCAGTCGCCTCAATGCAGCCGACCGTGTGAACACGCAGACTAACATCGCGTGGCGTCTCCAGCAGTCGCAGGAGTACCTCAAGGGTGCTCAGGCAGAAGCCAGTAGTCGCGTGGCTCAGGCAAGCCCGCAGCCAATCACTCCTCCGTCGTTCCTCGGCACCGCTCTTCAGATCGGCTCCTCGGCACTGTCTGGTTACGATCAGTACCTCCGACTTAACCGTAAGCCTCCGTACGAATACTCATAACAATGCCCAACCGAATCCCACTGCAACCGGCGGCTTCGCCTGTTGATCAGTTCTACCTACCCAACGTCGCCAAGCCCGCACAGACCAACGGGCTCCTGCAACTCGCCGGTGCTCTGGCTTCGGTTCGCCCCGAGCTTCAGCAGATCCTGGACAACCGGGCACAGGCGTTTGTTAATCGCGGACCTGTTGTTGGAGAAGCTGAGATCCGGCGGCTTCATCTGGACAACCAGCAGAAGCTGAAGGACGCAGTCGCCAAGGGTCTGATCCGTGAAGGCGATAATCCCTGGGTGATGCTTGCCGTCAAGCAAGGCGTCGCTCGTGTCGAGGCTGAGTCTGCTGCCTCGCAGATGCTGGACGAATACTACAAGTCTGGCCTCTCCACCGAAGACGATCTGAGCAAGGTGCAGGGCTTCGCTACGAAGTTCATGCAGGAGAAGTTCTCTGACCGTGATCCTGATGAACTCAAAGCGATAGCCCCGGTCGTCGAGCAGTCCATCAACCGGCTCACCTCCATGCACGTTCAACAACGTGCGGATGATCGTGTTCAGGAAGCTCAGACCACGATCGAGACACTCACTGCTCAGTACGGTCAGGACCTTAAGAGTGCCACGGACCCGAATCAGAAAGCCGCCATCATTACTCAGTACGAACAGGCGATGGTGCCGCTGAAGGCTGGCCTGTCGTGGACCAAGATCAACGACGCCAAACTTCGTGGTGCGGCAACCGCAGCACTTGCGGCGAAGGATGTTAGCGTCTACGACGCGATCGTGGGCAACATTCAGACCCCTGGCGGTTCCTACGCCAACTCCGCTCCCGCAAAGTTAGCCCGTGAGAGGCTTCTGTCCAACATCCAAGAGCAGGACGATCGAGACTTTGAGCGTCAGCAGAGGATGGAGAAGTACCACAACGAGCAGATCCTTCAGGCGTACCTTAAGTCTTACCAGCAGCAACTGAACGATGCACGTAAGTCTAACCCTAACGCTGGCCCTGAAGACATCGGATGGTCAATCAAGGCGATCGAGAGTTGGGACATTCCAGAAGATGTGAAGGACGAACTCTGGGGTCGCATCTTCAACCGCCTCCAAGCCAAGGAAGCTGCACAAGGCTTGGATCACAAGCAGGCATACCAGAACGCGATTAGCAAGCTGCTCGATAAGAAGACCACCATCACGGCTCAGGACATGGAAGCAGTGAGCACAGGTCTAGATGCCACACAGCGTCTTGACCTCACCCATGTCGCGACTGAGCTAAACAGCTTCCACTCACAGGACACACGCGAGGGTCTGGACAAGATCATAGAGCTTCGTCAGCAACCTGGTGGTCCAACCGTACAGGACTTGAAGACGCTGCGGGACGGCGGTCAGATCTCTCAGGATACGTTCATGCGGGAGTCGGAGAAGGTGATGAACACCCGGTCCGCGCTGCCCATTGGCTTTGGTGAAGTTCTTCGTGCAGACGGCGACTCGTTGTCCAATCTCGTGATCACAGCCAACAACACTCTGAAGTTGCCGAATGAGCAGTGGGCACAGCAGGACTTCGACGGATTCATCGCCGCTCACACTGAAGCACAGACACTGGAGAACGCCTTCAACGATCAGTTCTTCGCTGTCGTAGATCAGGACCCGGATCACTCCTACGCACACCTTAGCGAAGTAAAGAACAGCATTCGAGATCGATTGATCAAGCAGTTCAAGGATCTACACGCTGCTCCCACGACCGCACCGTCGTCCGAGCCGAAGCTTTCGCCACTGGATAGGTTCAAACAACGCCTCTCGGCAAACAAGACGCCAATCACTGGGACAGACTCAGTTATCTCCAAGGTTAAAGCACTGGCAGACATCCCGGCTGAGTTCCCGGACTTCATCAAGGCACTGAGGGCTAAGAGTGACATCAACGTCACTCCCGGTCTCTATGCCGCGGTGTTCCACGAGCCGGTCCCGGATCTGATGGGTTCAATTCACTACGGCGCTGATCCTGTTGGTGACGCGGTTTCTGCTCTCCGTCGTGACCGGCAATACTTCTCTACTAACTACAACTCTCCGTCCAACGCCGGTGTCACAATCACCACCAAGGATGGAAAGACGCTCACCGGGGATGCTGCGAAGACTGAGTTGATCAAGACCGACGCAAAGACTCAGCTTGCCATCCAACAAAGAGTCATCGCTCACCGTCAAGCAGCGGAGCAGCGATTGATTGAACTGAAGGACAAAGCCAACAACCTTCTCACTTCAGACCAAGACCTGACCTACAAGGACAAGGTGTTCCTGTTCGCGTACGATCGCCTTCGTCTACGGACGCAGGAGTCGATCCTCGCGGGCGGGTACACGCCTGAAGAAGCCAAGCAGACATTCGGAGACCAAGCCTGGAAGCAGGTCCCTCTGTTCGTCGGGCAGGCACAGATCGAGGTCTTCAAGAATTCCGCTGCTCAAGTGTTTGGGATCAAACCGGGTACGCCCGAGTTTAATCAGTTTGTGGCGACCCAGATCGGGTTCGTCTCCATGAGGAATAACCACTTTAATCCATGAGTGATAATCTAGCTCCGGTATCCAGTCCGCAAGCGGACCTGGACTCCTACAAGTTCGACCCTGAATCATTCCGGCAGTCCGCGACGATCGCACGAGATGCCGATGTCCAGTACAACGACATCAAGCGGCAAAGTGCGTCGTGGGGCGATGCTGCTTCGGAGTTCATCCCTGCGGTTGCATCCGGGGCAGAGAACTTCATCACGGCCCCTGCTCGGCTGATCGCTGAATTGGGCGGCGGCAACCCTGACGACTTCCAGTCGGACAGGCTCTTCAAGACCCATACCGCCGACTTCGTCCGCGACACGACCGAGATGGTTGCGTCCGTGGCAACGGCGGAACTGGGTCTGGGGGCTCTCGGTGGTGCCGCTCGTGCGGGGCAGCTTGGTCGAGTTGGTCAGGCTGCTGCCGCTGCTGCGGACTCCATCGCAGACTACAAGGCCGTCAAGCTGTTCACTTGGGGGAAGCCAAAAGCGGTCATCGGCAACGCCCTTTACGAACTCACCGCCGCGACCCGTGGTGAGGCGATGGTGTTCAACTGGATGCAGAAGGCAAACAGCCCACTGCTTAACAACGCCGTCACACGGTATCTCGCCGGTGACGATGGTGAGTCTGAATTCGGTCGTCGCCTGGGCCGTGCGGTTGAGTCGATCCCTCTGGGCTTCGCCAGTGAATTGTTCCTCAACAAGATCCTGGGCGGTGTGTTCAAGGGCGTGAAGGCCCGATTCAACGGCTCCGCAGAGCTTGCACAGAAGTCGCTTGGCGAAGTTGCGGAGTACGCCCGCACGTACCCTAAGTACATGGCGTGGCGTGACAAGGTCTCCAGCAACGTCGCCTTGATCAACCCGGAGAAGTTCGATGCAGCCATGGCGTTGTACTTCTTCAATGGAGCAAAGCAGGGACGTTCCTTTGAGACCTCTCTGACTGCAATCAAAGACTTCCACATCTTTGACGGCACGATTCCGAAGGAACTACCTCCGGATATCGCACAGGCACTGGGGGTCGAAGTTGGCGGTCTCGGTGCGAGAGTCAAACCATACACTCTCGGCCCCGAGCCGACGCCGAGTCCGTCCACTCCTATTTCAGATGCGAACAAGATTCCCCTGTCTCCGCTTCCGGCTAGACCTGAGACTCCGGGAGAGAACCCCATCACCTCAATCACCAAGAACATTGGTGACAACCGTGCAGTCCCTCCGACACAACCGCTGAACGAAGCTCTGGCTCAGGCCGAGAACTCCACGAAGGTTGCCGACACGGTTGCTCCCGTTGAGGACAGACTCGCCGCTCGTGACGCCGCCGTTGAGGAACCCAAGGCACCGACTCAGTTCCCGCCCAATCACGACCTCGTTGGAAGTCTGGAGGACGGAACTCGCCGCATCGTTCCTGACGACATAGAAGAGCAGATCGCCCGTGGTATGTTCTGGGCGGTCTCCAAGATGGAAGGCATCATCGGCCTGTCTCGCGAAGCCGACTTCGCCACGCTTCAGCACGAACTCTTCCATCTTCATCACACACTCTTCGGCTTGGGCACCGCTGCTGACTCCGCACTGCGAACAGCGATCAAAGCTCAGGGTATTGAGTTTGGACCGAACGGTGAATGGACGGAGCCAGCGTTCGAAGCTGCTGCTGCCATGCATAGCCGGTACTGGTTGGACGGACAGGCTCCCAGTGATGAACTGAAGAGCTACTTCGCCAAGGTCCAATCCTGGATGCAGGAATCGTACAATCGTACTGACGGCATCATCGATCTTGCGGGTAATGTCTCTCCGGAAGTCCGCTCAGCGTTTGACGCAATGCTCAACGGCACGAACTTGGCAGAAGCTGCCGGTGCGATCCCCGAGACCATCAAGGGCCTCTCCGCTCGCGTCAACAAGGTGGTTCGTGGTCTGGCTGCGGCCCGATCTCCCAAGATCCCGCAGGCGATCTTGACAGACGCGGAAGTCGCTCTGACTGACTCCGTGAAGAACGGTCAGACACTGACGCAGGCGATGGCAGATGCAACGTCAACCATCAACCTCAGCCGCATGGGTCTTCCCGGCGAGACCAAGAATCTCGCTGCACTCGCTGAACAGGCACTGGAAAAGTTCTACGAGAAGACTGGCATGTTGGACACAATGTCCCACGAGCAGACAGTTCAAGTTGCTCGCGGTCTGCTCAAGAACGTGAATAGCAGCGAGGACGCCCTGGCTCTGGTCAAGAACCACGCCCGTGATGTTCGCGAGCTTGCCGCTCAGGACGTTGCGGTGCGATCCATCCATGCCAAGGCACTGGCCGAGACTCAGGATGTGATCCAGCGGAGTCTCACCGATCCATCACTAAGCGGTGCTGTGTCTGAGTCTGTGGGCCGTCTTGCCGAGATCACGAAGTTCGTAAAGCAGACCACGACTGACATCGCCCGTGCTCTTGAGTCAAAGAAGATCCTCTCCGACCCAAACCTCACGAAGTTCGATGAAGCCACGGCGATGCTGCTGCGACTTCAGAATGCGAATGCAGAGGACAACCTCGTGCTTCGCCGCCAGATCCTCCGGGCTCTTGCTACGGTCGATAAGGACCCCATCGATCTCCTGTCTGCCTTCGAACAGAAGGTGAGTGGGTACGCTGGCAAATCTCTCAACAGCTACCTGGAGTTCTGGATCAACGGACTGCTCGGTGGTGCGAAGACCCACGTCATCAACTCCGTTGGACAGGCCGTCAACACTGGAATCATGCCTCTCTACCGCATCATCGGTGGGGCAGTCAGCGGCGACGGTGAAGCCGTGAAGTCCGCAAGTCGCCTGTACATGAACGTGATGTCTCAGGTCGCTGAGATGTTTGACGTTGTCAACAAGGGACTGAAGGTTGACCCCGAGTCCGCTCTGGGTCGAGCCGTTCAGTCCACGTTGAAGGAACAGCCGATCCTTGACTCAGTCACGAAGATCGACGGTCCTCGCTTTGCCATCTCGGCAGAGAACTGGGGATTGACTGAAGGCACGACAACCGCTCTCGCCATGGACTACCTCGGCAAGACGATCCGTCTTCCGACACGCTTCCTCACCGGAGCCGACGAGTTCTGGAAGGTGTTGAACTACAACGCCTTCATCCGTGAGGAAGGATTCAAGGACGCCATGGAGCGTGGTCTACAGCCCGGCTCGCAGGAGTTCGGAGACTACGTAGCGAGGTTCGTTAAGGACGCCTTTGACAACAAAGGCGGTGCCCTTGACCAACGCGCTCTGGAGTACGCGAAGAAGGCAGTCTTTCAAGGACAGTTCCCGCAAGGGTCATTCATGAAGGACTTCTCGAATCTCGTGGCAAAGCATCCCGCACTTCGTCTGATCACTCCCTTCATCCGTGTCCCAACCAACATCGCCAAGAACTTCGGTGAACTCACGCCGATGCTGAACCTCGCGTTCACTGACTTCCGCAACGCCTTCCTCGGTCGAGTCGCAGACCGCGACTTGGTCTACGAGGCTCGCGGCAAGATGGCTGTTGGTGCTGTAGCCTGGATGCTCGCAACAGGCATGGCTCTGTCAGGGAAGATCACTGGTGGTGGACCGAAGGACCCTGAACTTCGGAATCAGATGCTGGCATCAGGCTGGCGTCCGTACTCCATCGTGATCCCCGACGCAGATGGCAAGCCTCAGTACATCGAATACCTCAGGCTCGAACCGTTCGCGACGATCGCATCACTGGCGGCAAACTTCAACGATGTCGCAAAGAACTCAGACGATCAGACGATCGACACAGTCGCCATGGGTCTAACCACGGCGCTGGCGAAGAACCTCGCCTCCAAGACGTTCCTGACGGGACTCTCAGAGACGATGAACGTGCTGACCAATCCCGATCCGAGTGCGATGAAGTTCATCCAGAATCGTCTGGCCTCCAACGTTCCAAACGAGATCGGTCAGTTCGCCCCTGATGAGTACCTTCGAGAAGCTCGGACTCTGATGGACGCCGTCATCCGCCGCATCCCCGGCTATGCTGAGGGACTACCGGCGAAGCGTGATGTGTTAGGTCAAAAGGTTCCCACGACTGCTGGTCTCTCCCCTCTGGGAGCCGGTGGTGCCGTGGCGAACATCGCCTCTCCTTTCCGCTACTCCAAGGACTCTGGTGATCCGGTTAGATCGGAACTCGCTAACATCGGTGTCGGGTTCAGCCCGCCTCCGAAGTCGATGGGTCCCGTGGATCTCACCACGATTAAGAACGACAGCGGTCAAGATGCTTACGACCGCTATCAGGAACTCGCTGGCACCGTCAAGGTGAACGGTAGGAACCTGATGGAGGATCTGAAGCAACTCATCTCCTCCGATCGTTACAAGTCGATGCCTGACCCGGCGACACTTCCGGAAGACATTCGATCGTCCAGTGGTCGTGCTCAGATGATCCAGTCGATCATCGGCCTGCATCGTCAGGTGGCTCAGCGGCAGCTTCTCAAAGAGTTCCCTGAGATCACCAAGACACAGCAGGTCATCCACCAGCAACGCATTGATTCGCGTCGTCCCACCTCCCCTGTCATTCAGCGTCTCCTCGCTGCTCAGTAATCGGAAGGTCCCTCCTGGGTAACACCGGGAGGGACTCCTTCCCCTTCCCAAAAACAAACAATGCCCTATTCATCTGTTTCCTACACCGGCAACGGCAGCACCACTGTCTACACGGTCCCGTTCGGATTCATTGAGAGCGATGATGTCCAAGTTACAGTCGATAACGTTGTCAAGACGTTCACCTGGACTGGTGACAATCAGGTCACGCTCTCTGCGGCTCCCGCCAACGGTTCCGTGGTTAAGATCTACCGCACGACCGATGTTGACGGTGTCGTATCCTCATTCAACGATGGGGCCAGCTTCGTTGCTGGAGATCTCAACGAAAACTTCAACCAGCTTCTCTACCTGCTCCAAGAAATCGTCGATGATAAGACCAACCTTCGAGACTACGTCGATGGTGTGGTGATCAGCGGCGGCGGTTTACCGTCTGTTCCCGGCGACGGTTATTACCTCGGGACTTCAGGTGGATCTTGGGTAGCCGTAAGCCTATCTGATCTAAAGGATCAACTCGTCGGCATCGGCCTTGGTGGTGGAAGCAGCGATCTCCCCGACGCCTCTGCAACCTTCACGGTATTAACCTCTAACAGCAGCACCTACGCCTTGCAGGATGCTGCAACGCTACGCACGTCTCTTGGTATTGGCTCGGCCTACCCCCTGAACGTTCCTTCCGGTGGTCCATTCACGACTCTTGGTACCGCCGCATTCGTGGACACAGGCACAGGTTCAGGCAACGTCCCGTTGATCTCGAACCTTGGCAACGTAGCATTTAAGACTGGCACTGACACAGGCGGAATCCACAGCGGTCGCGTCCCTGTGCTCACCGACAACGATGGCACTATCGGACTCCCCGCGATGGACGGAAGTAGGCTCACCGGAATCAAGAAGATGGGAGACTTCTACTCGGTCCACGAGAAGCAGTCCTCGTCTACACACGGCGGCACCTACTCAGGTGGTTGGCAGACTCGCAAACTCAACACCGAGATGGCCGATGAGGTGGGCGTGGACAACCCCGCGTCTGACGGAACGATCACGCTTCCCGCTGGTCACTACGCATTTTGTGCAACCGCCAAGTGTGTCGGACTGGGTCACGCTGCAATCAAGCTGGTGACTGTCGCTGGCACCTCCCTGGGTCAATCCATGTTCATCAAGGGTGGTCCGCTTGGAGATCCCGGCGATCCCTCGTCGGATGCACCTGCTGAGATCTTCCTGGAATTCTCAGGAAAGTTCATCCTAGGGGCCACAACCGGAGTCCGACTACAGATCCGTGGCACAACTGGCATGGACCTATCGTCCACACAGTACGCCCTTGGCATCGCCCATGGCTCGTCTGCTTTGGGTCTCAACACCTACTCAACCCTCGAACTCTGGAAGATGCGTTAATGCCTCCCGAACATTCACCGCTGGATGACCCCCAGACGCAGGCCAAGGTGCTTGCGTTACTGGGGGCACTCCATGCTGACTCCAAGACCATCAAAGCCTCAGTAGAGAGAATCGAAGTGGCTCATGACAAGCGTCTCACAACGATCGAGACCCGCATCTCGTCGCTTGAGAAACTCGCCGCGAAGGTAAGCGGCATTGCTGTCGCTGTCTCAACCATCCTTTCTCTTGCGTTCCAATACTTCTTCCACAAATGAGCGAACTTCAAAAGCTACTCCGAGACCTGGGTGCTGAACTACACCTGGAACTCTTCAAGAAACTACTGTACAAGATCAGGAGCGGCGAAGCCACGGCAGCGGAGATGAATGTTGCCCGACAGTTACTGAAGGACAACAACATCGACGCCACTCCCCGGCAGAACCCCCACATGATCCCTCTCGCCAGTGAACTCCCCTCCTTCGAAGATGAGGATGCACTGAATTGAACCAAGTCGATCCGCTGGACGACTTCCGTAAGTTCGTCTTCCTAATCTGGAAGCACATCGGCCTCCCCGCCCCCACGAAGCGTCAGTACGAGATCGCTGAGTTCCTACAGAACGGACCTCGGCGTCGAATGGTACAGGCGTTCCGTGGGGTGGGGAAGTCGTGGTTGACCGTCGCGTACGTCGCGTGGCGACTGCGGAAGAATCCCGACATGAACATAACCGTGGTCTCTGCGTCTCAGCAGAAGGCCACTGACTTCACCACCTTCCTCCTACGGCTCATCAACGACGTTCCCTGTCTACAGCATCTGCGTCCCAGTGCTGAGCAGCGGTGCTCCAAGATCAGCTTCGACGTGGGACCTGCACGAGCACAGAAGGACCCCTCAGTGTCCTCGCTCGGAATCACCGGCCAGCTTACTGGTGGTCGTGCGGACCTCATCATCCCTGACGACGTGGAGGTTCCGGGCAACTCTGAGACACAGAAGATGCGGGAGAAGCTCGCGGAGAAGATCAAGGAATTCGACGCGATGATCAAGCCCGGTGGAGAGATCGTCTTTCTGGGCACTCCGCAGTCCCAGTCCTCCATCTACAAGCTCCTACCTGCTCGCGGCTACACCATCAGGATCTGGCCGTCCGAGTATCCCGGCGAAGAGCAGATCGAGAAGTACGCTGGTCGTTTGGCTCCGCAGATCCAGTATCATCTCTCTAAGGACCAGTCGCTGGTCGGCCACACTACTGACCCGGAACGCTTCAGCGACACCGATCTGGCTGAACGCAAGGCGTCCTACGGTCGCGCTGGCTATGCCCTCCAGTTCATGCTGAACACCAACCTGTCCGACGCTGACAGGTTCCCCCTGCACCTCTCCGATCTCCTGGTCTACCCTGTGGACAACGACAACGGTCCTGAGAAGCTCATGTGGGCAGGTTCCCCGGAGAACGTCATAACCGATCTCCCTGTGGTTGGCATCGACGGAGACAAGCTACACCGCCCCGTGATCATGGAGAAGCTCAGCTTCTTCCCGTGGAGTGGGAAGGTCATGGCTATTGACCCGTCTGGCCGGGGCAAGGACGAGACATCCTACGCCGTAGCGTTCAGCCTCAATGGCTACGTCCACATCCCTGACGCCGGCGGTCTCAAAGGCTACGAACTGCCTACGCTGGAGAGACTGGCTGAGATCGCAAAGAAGTACAAGGTCTCCCACATAATCGTGGAGCCCAACTTCGGTGACGGCATGTTCACCCGCCTGTTTCAGCCGGTGCTCCAGAAGATCTACCAGTGCAAGCTGGAAGAGACCCCACGTCACTCGGTCCAGAAGGAGAAGAGGATCATTGACACCCTGGAGCCTGTCATGTCCTCCCACCGTCTGGTGATCGATCCGCGACTCATCCAGCGAGACTTCGAGTCAACGCAAAGATACGAGATCGAGAACCACCACTGGTATCAGTTGTTCTATCAGATGACCAACATCACCCGTGAGAAAGGTTGTCTGGCTCACGATGACCGTATCGATGTCTTGTCGATGGCCGTTGGCTACTTCGCTCAGGCACTGGGGATTGATACCGATGATGCCATCCAGAGACTGAAAGATAAGGACTTAGAAGAAGAACTGGAGAGGTATCACAATCATGTGTTCGGTGCTGATAACCACATGCAGGATAGGTGGATACAGCGAGTAGGTTGAATTAGGGACACCTACTGAAGGGAAGATGACTAAAACACTCTTAGTCTCCTATCTTAGACACTAGCGCGACATTGTCGTTCATCTCTCTCCTCACCTCATGGGACCCAGAGCAGCTATAAGACAATCCTCCCTTGTCTATCCTCCCAAGCCTGCCTCGTACATGGCTGCTCTGGGTATCCCATCTAATCGCCTCAGTAGGCCACCTGAGAGCGACGGAGCGAGGCGATATTAGCACGGATGATTGATCGTGCTTGTAGCTGATTATCGACGCTTAAAACCGCTCCTGTACACCTTCCTCGCTTCGCTCGGAAGGTGTGGTTGATGGACCTGAGGGTGACTCTGGGACTCCCAAATGTTTGCTGCATAAATCCGAGACCCCATATCGACCTTTCCCCCGCCCGCGTTCCCCCCGTGCCCCCGGTCGCCTTTCGATTTCGTGCGGTGTCACCTGGGCGTCGTGCGGTCATGGCGGGCCGCTGGAGGTGTCCGCTGTCTCTGCTGGCGTCACATTACTTACGGATTCCCTTGGTATTCCTGATATCCGCAATGGATTCTAACTCCGTTGGATGGTCGTCGAGTGACCTGGAGTGACCGCGAGAGAACTGAAGGGACAATGGGCAGTCTATTTGGTTCCAATGTACTAAATACTTCGTAGTTGGTCTTTGAACATCTGTTTATTTTTCTTTTTGCAAGTTGGATCAATTATTTTTTGTTTGCATTAACGCAAGTGTTTTCATGGGGTTAATCATCATGTGACACTGTCACACTTGCAAATCTTCAAAGATTTCTCTTGCCGTAACCGATAACCAACGTGTAGACTTCCCCGCGTTCAATCGATCGATGCTCATTGGCAACCGAATAGCGGCATACCCAACACTTGCCGGGCGTAGGCCATAGGCTCGCATGCTGTCGCGAACGACCATCAGGTCACTTGAGGGTAAATCCTTAAGTGTCCTTTAGTGTCCCTAAGTCCCCTTTAACTCTCTCATAGGAGCAACCCCATGTCATTCATGAATGCTTACATTACAGATAAACAATTCTGGCTAATGATCGATGGTGATGGTACGGACTACATCCCCGACGATCTTTTCAATGTCGATGTGGTCCGAAAGATCCTGGAGGATACGGACGATATCCTGGAAGCGTGGGCACAACTAAGACCGCTTGTCGGGGATTACTGTGAAGCGGGCAATCATCCGTACAACATTGAACTCATCCATGGCTATGGTGTCAGGCTGTCGGCGAATGGTTATCTCGATTGCACTCCCTGGGAAGTCTACACGAACAAAAAGGAAGCAACACAACGGGCAAAGGAATTAGATCGGGGAGAGGATTAACTGCCCGTACCCTGTGGGTCAATCGCCCGCTGTCTCTTTTTCCATCGATCAAACAGTTACTCCTATCCTTACGTATCCGCAAACCCTCTCAAGACTTCACAGGCTAACCCTTGTGCAGTCTTTTACCCTGCCGATTGTCGGCACGGATTCAAGTCACAACGTCATAGGAGCATGACCATGCGAAACGTAAAGGTATCCGACACGCGCCAGCCAACCCTAACTAGAGCTGTCATTAGGGCTACTGGGAGAGAGAACCTGGAAGACATTGCTAGGCACGGGGTATCTGGTGGGTTCGCTGGATTCATTTACACCGCTGATTGTGTGCGATTCTTCCGTAGACACCGCAAAGCAATTCAGCAGAGACTACAGGAAGATGCAATAGACTTTGGTGTTGATCCTCTGAACATGGTCACGAACTTTAATTGTCTCAAAGGGGCGGTAAATGTTGATGATGTGGGGAGAGCACTTTACGGGAACAGCGGGGAAATGTGCGACACAATCCAGAACGCCCTGGCTTGGTACGCTGCCGAAGAAATTGCAAGGGAAATGAACCCAGAAATTTAACCCCGCCCAGATCCTTACTCATTCGCAAACCCTTTCAAGACTTCACAGGCTAACCCTTGTGCAGTCTTTTACCCTGTCGATTGTCGGCAAGGATTCAAGTCTCACGTTGTTTCCATTGGAGAATCATCATGACACAGGAAGAAATTCAAGAAATGGCTGATGCGTACATTGAGGCGGCGCTGTTCACAGCGGACGAAGAAATCATTCCGTCCAAACCTGGGGAGTTCGATCCTGGGCCGTATCTTCCCCGAATTTCAAAGGACATGAAGAAAGAAGCAATAGCTGTGTGCTCGGCTTTCTACTCTGCTAACACTGCTGACTTGGCCAACTATCCCGCCCTATCCGCTGGCATTGATCTTTGGTTGACCCGAAACGGTCACGGATGTGGCTTCTGGGAAGCCGATCACTGCGCAAAGGAGGAGGGGGAAAGGTTGACTGCTTCGGCGCGTAAGCTTGGCAGTAGAGACGTGTGGAAGTATTGGGGGCGGTTCAGATTCGTCCCCTAATACTCCTATTAACGACCTGGGCGGATCTAACGGTCCTCCTGGGTCTTAGGTCGGTTGACTTCCAACCGGCATTTCCTGTCCCATTTCATAGGAGCACAAATATGTGCAACTTCCTGTCCGCTATTGTTACTCGTCAAGGTACGATCCTATGCAATCCGCTTGTGGATTCCCACACGGACTTAATTGGCATCCACCAACTGAAAGAAGGAATTTCGGGGCAAAATTTCATTCGAGTGGAATTCCTACCGGGGGAGATTGATAAACCAGAGACATACACGTTGAAGGTTGACGAGGAATTTACGCCTTCTTGGTTTGACGATGAGTTGCGTGAAGAGGTAATCAGCACACTTACTACAGTGGTGTCAAAACGGATTGTGAAGGATAGTAGGTATTCCTTGGTTGGGGGCGTATACGTCCTTTCAGGTTCTCCAAAGATCGAAAAACTGATTCACGCAAAAATTATTCACGCCGGGTCTGCGACGATCAAGGACGCCGGGAATGCGACGATCAAGGACGCCGGGTCTGCGACGATCAAGGACGCCGGGAATGCGACGATCAAGGACGCCGGGTCTGCGACGATTGAGTACGCCG